ACCGGCGCATCTAACCAGCCTACCGGTATCCTGAACTACTCAGGAGTTAACGTGCTTAGCCTTGGATCTGGATCGGCTAACAACATGACATATGCCGCGCTTGTTAGTATGATTCGCGATGCTAAAGCTGCAAACGCACGCTCAGGCAACGCTGGATTTATCACCAACGCATACGGTGAATTTGCTTTGTCTCAAACTCCTAAACAGACCTCCGGAGTTGAGGGCAATTTTGCCTATGACTTTTCAGGCCGCTTGGTTGGCCGTCCTTTGTTTGTTTCCGAAATCATCCCTTCCAATTACAGCGAAGGCGGCCAGACCGACCTTTGCGGTATCATTTATGGTGAATACTGGCAGGGTGCTGTTCTCGGAACTTGGGGCGGTTTGGATATCCTGTTTGATCCGTATACTCAAGCTTTGGCTGGCACTAAGCGCTTTGTTGTCAACGCCTTTATGGATGTTGAAATTGAGCAGCCGGCTGAGTTTACAATCTGCAAAGATTGGGACGCAACTGATCTGCCTGCACTTACTTAATCATCTGTTTTGTGGGTTTAAAGGGGAGCCGGGAAACTGGCTTCCCTTTTTCTAAACTAATATGATAAGAGCAATAGCCAAAAGAAACTTTTTACTGCGCCGTGAACTCGGCGTAGACATTGTAGCCAAACGCGGTGAAGCCATTATGGTCAGCTCCGAAGAGCTACGCAAATTCAAAGCCGATTTAATTCCGCTTAAGAAATGATTATTTATAGCCGTGTAACTGACCAGCCGGCAACAGAGCCGGTAACATTGACTGAGGCCAAGACTCATTTGGAGTATCAGGGATCGGCTAAGGATGCTTATATCCTTTCACTTATTAAAACTTCGCGCAGGCTTTGCGAAGCTTACGCTGGGTTGTCTTTTGTAACCCAAGAAAGGTCTGTAAAACTTGACCATTTCCCATTTAGCCATAGCTATATTGAAGTGCCATACGGCCCAGTGCAAACTATTGACTCGTTTACATATCTTAACGAGGATGGCACAACTACGACAATGGTTGAAAATACCGATTATGTTGTAGACACTCACAGCGGCATTTGCAGGCTCTATGCGATTGATTCCGCTGGCGAAATAGATTTGTGGCCTACCGATATTAAATCTCGGCCCAATGCCATAACAATCGTTTATACGGCAGGATATGATGAGGCTGTAAACGAACCATTGCCAGAAATTGCCAAACAGGCTATGCTTATGCAAATGGGCGCATTGTTTGAACAGCGTGAGGACGCAAGACAAGGCGAGGTTACGCCTATATTTTGGAATTCCATGACTTTGTTAGACATCATCAAAGTGACCTGGAATGCAAACCAAGATTAATTTGATGGTGTATTTTGCCGTTTGGCGCAGGCCGGAAATTACCGAACTGTGCCTGATGGGCATTGAGCGCATGCGCAATCATACGGCGTATAGCATTCAGGCGTTTGCGGTTATTAGCGAGCCTGAGATGATACCGTTAATGAATCAATACGACATCAAATGGGTAATGCATGAAAACATGCCGCTTGGCAAAAAAAAGAATTACGGCCTTAAAGCGCTTAGCCATTTTGATTTTGATTATTTAATGGAGATAGGCTCCGATGATTTGGTGACTGACTATTTGCTAAATCAGTATTTGGAGTATTTTGGCAAATATGATTTTTTTGGCATCTCTGATTGCTTATACATTGAAAGCGAAACAGGAGAATGCCGAAGACAACTAACCAATGCAAGCACCTATGGAGCAGGCCGCGTAATTAGTCGTAAAGTGCTGGAAATGATTGATTGGACTTTGTGGCCAGACAATATCAGCAGGGGCATGGATAATGCAAGCATTCGAAATATCAAGCAATTTGGCATTGAATTTCATAAAGTAAAGCCAGGTATATGCCCGGGGCTTATTGATATTAAAAGCTCTGAAAACATTTGGAAATTTAATTATTTTATTGGCACTGAGTATGACTTTTGTAACGCATCTGAATACATTAGTCAAAAAGAAATTGATAAACTAAAAAGCCTGCAGCATGCTATCGCATAAACAAAAGATTGGCAGGCTTGATCGAGAAATATATTTTATCCAGCCGGTAATTTCCAATGGCGTATCCAATGAGGATAAAATAGACGCTTGGGAGCTGATTCCTGCTGATTGTTTTATGTCGGCCCGAAAGATGGATAAAGATGGCAATACAACTGTAACCGACAATCGCATCACATTTATACAAACAACCGATTGGATTATTCGCCATCGTACCGACTTAAATAATCGCATGCGGATTGTTTACAATACTCAAGTATATGAAATACTTAGTATAACTGATGCATACGAAAGCCGTGACAGGTATTTAAAGATTGTTTCCAATTTGCTTGATAACGTATTGTTTACATGAGTGTAACGCTATCGGTAACCGGAATCAAGGAAATAGATCAAGTGCTAAAAGGCATGCCGCGTGAGCTTTCTCATCGCGTTCTGCAAGCAGCGCATTCAGATGCTGCATCTCCATTAGTTCGTATGGCTCAAACAAAAGCGCCATATAGAACCGGAAATCTTGAAAGGAGTATGGGTGTTGTAAAGCCAAGCATAAAAAATGCGCGCGAAATAGGATTGGTAAAAGTTGGCCCAAGATTGTCAAAACCGTATAGCGGCAAGCATGGTCATCTGATTGAGTACGGCCACAACATTAAAACCAAATCTGGGCGAATTGTTGGCCGCGTAAAAGCTATGCCGTTTATGTCTCCGGCTTTTGATTTGACTAAAAATGTGGTTGAAGCTGGCATTGCTAAATCAATAGCTCAAAAGCTGCTTGCTTATATGAAACGAACCATTAAGAGCAATGCTTAAAGCCATTACATATATATTGGAAAACGATGCAACGGTGCAAGCTGCTGTTAAAAGGAACAAGGCAACTGATAAACATAAAGTATATCCGGTTGTGGTACCTGAAACAGAAACAGCGCCGTATCTTGTTTGCCGGCTTACAGGAAAAGTACCTGGCGCTAAAAATTGCGGCTATTTATACACTGTTGAAGTTGTGGCCTATCATTTTTCGTATGATGATGTTACTACTTTGATTGAGGCGGCGGAAAGCGCATTGATTAATCAAGGTCAAGCTACAATCAATGGCGTATCATTTGGTTTTGCTCAACTTACCAATGAATCAGATGATTTCGTAAAGGATCACGATCTTTACGTAAAAACAGCAACATTCCAAGCGCATGGCATATAGGGTAAGGCTTACAAAAAAATGGGTCAATATGTTTGGCCGCGAATATCCGGTTGGGTCTGTATTGCAAACAGATGCTACACTTGGAAGCGAGCTTATACGGCTCAAATATGGGGTAAAATATGACGGGAATTACCCGCCCGACAAACAGCATATAAAACTTTCGGATTTAACTAATAACAACGACTAAACAATAAACATATGGCAGTACTTAATGGCAATTCCATCGGCGTATATGTAGGCGGCCAGCTTATTGGCTGCTTGACAAACGCATCATTCAGCAGCACAAATAATACGGTTGATGTGACCTGCAAAGACAACAACGGAGATCGGGCAATCTTGCCTTCAGGCAACTCCGCTACCGTTGACTTTGAAGGTCTTTTTAATCCATCAAGCACCTATGGCTTGGCTGATCTTGTGGATATCCACAAAAACAAAACTGAGGTATCCATTGCAATTGGTGACCAGGCTAACCTAACCATTTATGCACAGGCTTACCTTAATACCCTCAGCTTTTCCGGCCCACTCAATGCTGCAACTACTTTTAGCGGCACGTTTGAAATCACCGGCAGCTGGGTTAAATACGAATCCTAATTATGATTGATAGCTACAAAGGAATAGTTAGCGTTGAAATCCTTGGCCGTAAACGCGGCTTTAAATTTGGCACTATGCAGGCAGCTTTGTTTTGTAAAGACATGCAATGCAAACTGCCGCAAATGGCACAAATGCTTGACGGCACAGATATCGAAGCGCAAATCAGTTGGTACTGGTCTGCGGCCGTAGCCTATAGCCGTTTGATGAAAGAGGATGAGCCAAGCAAGGATGAAGTAGCCGCATGGATTGATTCCTATGGTTTTTCAGAAATGGAAGCTAAAACCTCTGAAGCTATCATCAGCCCAAAAAACGACGGCCCGGGTCAGACGGATCCGGAGCCGTTGAATGGGAAATAGATGAATGCCTTGAATTTGCCTTTGTAAATCTGGGCATTTCAATCGAGCAGTTTTTTGATTTATCGTGGTATGAATTTAACCTTTATATTATACGATACGAAGAGCTGCAAAAAGAAAAGAATTTGATTCAGGAATTGGAATGGGCAAGAATTCGGAAAATATGGGTTTTGATGATAAACTATATACGAGATCCGAAAACCAAGCCAATACCATTTAAGGAGACAGATTTGATAAAACTATCATTTGATGACATAGAACGGGAAGCGGAAAAACCAATGACAGCTGAAGAGGTTGAAAAGCTATTCCCGAAAACATTGAAACCGATAAAGAAATGAGCAAGGTTACATTTGGAGGCGAAGGCACGCAAAAGCTATACAAACGTTTTAACATAGCTGAAACGCTTAAAATAGCATTCAAGGATAGCAATGGCGACCCATATTTATGGGGTAGTAATTTGTTTACTTTTACCGTGCGTAAAAATCAAAAGGACAGCGCCATTTTGTATACCCTTACATCGTCCACCGGTTTATCGCTTTTGTCAAATGAGCTGTCGATAACTATATCGGCAACAAATAGCAATTATTCAGTAGGCGAATACTATTACCAATTGCTTTATGATGGCAAGGTAAAAATGAACGGCACCCTGGTTATTTACGATAGATCAGTTGAAAGCATAAACTAATGGCACTATATCAAAGCGCCCGAATTTTTACAGAACCTCAAATTGAGGTAACACTCAATGATGAGCAAGTTGTTGTAAAAGTTCAGGAAAATGTAACTCCAATTGAGGTGGCCATAACCGGCAACGCAATGACTCATTGGGGTCAGATTCAGGGTACTTTATCAAATCAGACAGACCTTCAGACGGCTCTTGACGCAAAGGTTCCATACTCTGGAGCGACTGGGAATGTCAATCTTGGTGAGTATGGTTTGACATCGGGCTATCTTCAGTTTGATATTACTCCGACAACCTACACCCCGGGCGTCGGTAATATGGGATGGAATGATCAAGAGGGTACGATTGACCTGCTTTTAAAAGGCGGCTTGGTATCGCTTCCACTTGGCCAGAAACAAGTTGCACGGGTAGTAAATGGCACGGGAGGGAATGTACTGCGGTCAAACTATCAGGTTGTAAAAGTCACGGGAGCGCAGGGGCAAAGGCTTCAGGTTAACCTCGCTCAGGCGAATAATGATTTGAACAGCGCAGACACTTTGGGTCTGATTGCTGAGAATATCAACAACAATAACGCCGGGTTCATCATTACCTCGGGATTGGTTGAGAACATCGACACGACTGGAGCTTTACAGGGCGAGACGTGGACGGATGGAAATATCCTTTACCTCAGCGGAACGACTGCGGGAAGGCTTACAAATGTCAAACCACAGGCACCTACTCATACGGTCATTTGTGGGTTTGTAGTTTACGCCCACCAGAACAACGGAAAGATATTTGTCAAAGTAGATAACGGCTACGAACTTGACGAACTGCATAACGTCAAGATAGATACGGGAACGCTTTCAAATGGTCAGGTATTAAAGTACAACTCCTCGCTTCAGGTTTGGGAGAACAATACAGACGCAGCAGGAACAGGCACGGTTACATCTATCGCTACATCGTCACCTATCACGGGAGGAACGATTACCACAAGCGGAACGATAGGTATCTCACAGGCTACGACAAGCACGGATGGGTATCTGTCTTCGACTGATTGGAACACGTTTAACAACAAGCAGAACGCTTTAACGAATCCAATCACAGGAACAGGAACAAGTGGGCAGGTAGCTTACTTTAACGGAACGACTTCTTTAACAGCTTCAGCGACTTTTGCTTTTACTCCTACATCTCAGCTTCTCGTAAACAATGCGGTAACAGCATCTTCAGCGATAGCAAGGGGAACTAATTTAACACCATCTTTAACTGCTGCTGCGAATAGTGATACGCTTGTCGGATTAGATATAAATCCAACTTTTACAAATGGAGCATTTACTAATGTTTCAAATATAGGATTAAGAGTTTATGGTGATTT